AGAGTGTCAGCATAACCATGTTCCCCATTGGCGCACACATGTTCACAGAACACGAACACACATAGGATAATATTAGTTAACACTAACTAACACAATACAACACCGCCTCGCTCCGCTCGGTGTTGGTTCGCTCCGCTCACCTTGGACTCGCTCCGCTCGGTGTAGTCTCACTCTGTTCGACTCACCTCACCACACCATACTACATAGCACATTATTACACATCACACCACACACCACCACACTACATTACACGCCACTACGCAAGAATGTTCCACGTGAAACAATGACACACACGGCTCGGTTGTGGATTATGTGAAATTACAAAAACACTTGTATTCTAGAATAGGTGTGCTATACTATAGGTGAAAAGAAGGAGGGCTACAACATGACTAAAGTTGAAATGACATTAAGGGAAGTGTATGAAGGAGTGTTATTAAATATTTACAATAATGCTATAGAGTCCATTAAGGTTGTGGATGAAGATGAATTTAAAAATGTGTTAATTGCTAATTATATTAATTCAATGCACATTATTATACTTAACACTTTAAAAGACGAAGATATTACAGTTAGTGATTTTGATTATTTAGTTTTACAGTTTGCTGATCTATCAGATGAATTACTTAAGTATGCTAGTGGTGAATTTATTTTCTTATAATGTTAGGAGGGCAAGAAAATGTTATATGAAGTTTACGGAACTATTACTAAAAAGAGTTTATTAGATAAAGCTAATATGGTTAAAGAGAGATTTAACAATGCTAACTTTAAGACAAAATCAACTAATTCAATTCAACATATTAATAAGGTTGAAGTTATTGAACATGGTATGGCTGTTTATTTTTGGTGTAGCCACATGAATAATTTTGTTGTGTGCGCTGGAACGAAAAAGCAAACTTATAAACGTTTAAGCGAGTTGCTAACACATATTTGTTTTGAGGAACATCAAGATCATATTGATATTACAGATTTTATCGTAAAGAGGTAACAGCTATGATTGATGTTGACATTAAATATTTTAATTTAATTAATATTGATTTTGAAAAGTTAGACCTATCAAAATTTTCAAACAAATCATTAATTGATTTATCAACTACTCTTACAATTCGATTATGTAATTCAATGATTTTCGCATATTATGGTAGTAATATGGATAAGCAAGTACGTATTAGATATAATACGAGTAAATTACAAAAGCTTATTCGTATTGAGTTATTAAAAAGATTGGGTGATGTAGATAATGAGTAGAATTTACAAACATTCACATAATCCAAGTGAGTTAACAATGGATAATATTAATAGAATTGTTGATATTATAGAGACTTATTTATGTGATTATAAACTTGGCTTCCATCTAGTATATCAGCGTAGGCATTTAATTAGAATGGATATTTGTAAATTAAATTCAAAGAGTGTAATAGCTAGTTATTCGTTTCGGTATAACACTATGACGTTATTTAAACGTAAGGTTCTACAGGGAGCTGTATCACTTGAGGATATGATTAAAGAGAATGAGAGACGCGGTTATGAGTATTTACAATAATTTAATACTTGCAAGTTGGTTATTATGTGTTGTATTATCTGTTTACCAAATATACCAACAATGTAAAGGTAATTTTAAATACTATAAGGTATCAAACAGATACATAAATTTCATTATAATATCAATTGTAATGTTAGTTATGTGGTTTGTATTAATAAATATGAAATATGATGAATTAATGGAGGTGTGCCATGTAAGACATTAAAGTGTTATGACTTCACTAAAAAGCGACGTAGGTTGTAAATTGTTATGCTGGTTACAAAATTAGACAACTTGAAATAAATTAATTGAAAAAGCAATAGTTAAAATTAAAAGGAGAAAAATTAATATGGAAAATTTAGGAAATGAAGTAATGGCAATGGAAAACACAGGTTTGGTTGTAACTGAGGACATGACTCACGAGCAACGCGTTAACTTATTCAACGCGGTAAATAATGCGGAAGGTCTAAGCGATCAAGTAGGTAAGGACTTGTATTTGACGGGTTACATCGTGCAAGATGTAGAAAAGGAAAATGATAAAACAGGTGAGATTATTTGTAGTAAACTAATCACTGTAATTGATAAAGAAGGTAAAGCATATGCTACAAATAGTAAACCTTTCTTGCAATCATTAAAGCAACTTAAACAAGTATTTAACTATGATTGGACAAAAGAACCGGTATGTGTGACAATCATTCAGAAAAAATCAAACTCAAGCACGAATAAATATTTAAGCATGGCTGTAAAATAGCCTAATAAAATAAGGGTGTTAGCCAAACACCCTTTTATTTTGGCTTAAAAGGGGGTGTTTAAAATGGCTAAAATGCGAAAAAGTACGAAAGATGTAAAACGACTTAGAAATGCTATAGCAAGTGCTAAACGAACTGCTACAAAAGCGCAAAATTTAGGGCAGGATGTTGTTTTTAATGACATTCGTTCTATAAAAGATTTTAAAGATCGTAAGGAATTTAATAAATACTTAAAATCAATTGAAAAATTCAACAAAGAAAATAGATATATAAAAAATCGGTATGGTGTTGTGTTTAACCGTAACGACATCGAGCAGGCTAATAAGTTAGTGGATAAACAGAACAAACAAAGAAAAAAGTTAGTTCGTAGTGTTGGGCTAAATAATTTGAAAGAAACAAAGGGCGGTATATCAACAAATATTTCAGTCCGACAGGCTTTATCAGTATTAAAAGATGATAGAGGCGGTTTTTTTGAGCCGGTTCATCATGTTAATATCCAATCGTATAGATATCCTAAACAATTAAAAAATAGGATTGAAAGCCTAAAGGAAAATACGAAAAAGAAAAATAAGAAAATTACTACGTTTCGAGAGAATTATAAAACAGCTATAGAAAAACAAATACGAGGGCACAATATAACAGAGGAAGAAGGGCAACAAATTTTAAAAGACATGAGATCATTATCAGATAAAGAATTATTAAAATGGTTGTATCAAGAACGAAAAGCGATAGATACTTTTAAATACCTGGATTTAAGCCGTGAATACACAGAAAACCAGAAATTTGTAAACGAGCAATTAAGTAAAGCTATAAGAGAAGATTTAAGCGATGTAAAAGATAGTTTAGCTGTATTTACCGGACGTGCTTATGTTAGTGACGGTATGGTTAGATATAAATAATGTAAAGGGGGTTGTAGTATGACAAAGAAAAAAGAGCCCAAAGAAATTTGGGCGTGCGACTTTGAGACTACAACCGACCCTTTAGACTGTAGGGTATGGGCTTGGGGCGCTAGCCTGGTAAGTGATTTAAGTATAAAAGAATATGGAAATTCTATATATGGTTTTTTTGAGTGGTGTCAACAGAAAACACGTAAATTATATTTTCATAATCTTGCTTTTGATGGTGAGTTTATTGTTAGTTGGTTATTATCAAATGGTTATGAATATTCGGACAAGCCTAAAACCGGGTGTTTTAAAACAATAATCTCTAATACTGGTTTGTGGTACTCTATTGAAATATGGTGGAAGTACTCAATTTATCGGTCAACAAAAACTACAATATGGGATAGCTTTAAATTAATCCCATTTAGTATTGAGAAGATCGCACATGATTTTAATTTACCAATACGTAAATTGAAATTAGATTATAAGGCTAAACGTGAAATAGGACACAAGCTAACACCACATGAGGTGGATTATCTTTTTAATGATATCGACATTGAAGGTATGGCATTGAATGAATGTTTTAAGCTTGGATTTAATAAAATGACAGCCACAAGCTGTAGTTTTGAGGCTTTCAAGAAAACACTGTCTATGAGTTTTGAAAAGATATTCCCACCTTTAGAAATGAGTGTGGATAGTGATTTAAGACCGGCTTATAGTGGCGGTTTCGTTTGGGCAAACCCGGAACTAAAAGAAAAAGAGATAGGACAAGGGATAGTATTTGACGTAAATTCACTTTTTCCGAGTCGTATGTATTATGAATTATTGCCGTATGATACACCTATATATTTTGAAGGTGAATACCAACAGGATGATGAATATCCACTATGGGTAGGTGTTGTTAGTTTTGCTTTTGACATTAAAAAAGATCATATACCATGCATTAGCTTAGATAAGTTTAGTCGATTTTTTGGTAGTAAAAAATACGTAGATAGTTCAAACGGTGATATCGTTAGAATGACTGTTACGAGTGTTGATTGGCAGTTATTTAATGAACAATATGATATTTATGATGTAGAGTTCATTAATGGCTATAAATTTAGAGGATGTGTAGGAATTGCACGGCAATTTATAGATGAACAAATGGAAGTTAAGAAAAACTCAAAAGGTGCACAACGTTTTATTGCCAAAAGACAATTAAATTCAGTTTACGGCAAGTTCGCAACGAACCCAAATATTACACCTAAAATTCCATTTATTGATAAAGATGATGGCGTATTAAGACTTCACGATCCTATGTTTACTACTTATGAAGATGGAGAAGTGAAAGAGGTTATTGACGAACAATTTAGGGATCCTATTTATTTACCTTACGGTGAATTTGTAACAGCATACGCGCGTAAATATACAATTAGTACCGCGCAAAAAGTAGGTATCCATAGAGTCGCATATATTGATACGGATTCAATACATTTAGTAGGTACACAAGTTCCGGACGCTATTAAAGATATTATTGACGATAAGGAATTAGGTTATTGGGGTTTAGAATCAGTGTTTACACGATCTTATTTTATTGGTGCTAAATCCTATGTGGAAGAAATCGAAATCAGTTATAAGGAATATGTAGAGCACCAACAAGAATTTATTAGTGAAAACGACTGTAAAGATAATTTGTATTATATCCGTGAGGGTGTTTGTTATTATTTGAATGTAAAGTGCGCTGGTATGACGCAAAAAGCTAAACAGAATGTAACATATGATAATTTTAGAGTTGGAAATGTAATTAATGATTGCTTAAAGAAAACACATGTTCCTGGTGGTATTGTATTAGTCGATAGACAATTCAGTATTAAAAGTAGATAAGGAAGTTGATAAAGTGATAAGTGTTTTAACAAATATATTGTATTATTTATTTATGGCATTTTGCTGTTTAAGTGTAACATTTCTATTTGTTGTATATATTATAGGAATGGTATTAATGATTATTTGGATCATAAAGGAGTAGAAAAAATGGATTTTATGTTTTTAATGATATTAATGTGTATTATTGTGTTAGCAGTTTTTTGTTTGTTTATATATTGTAAATATGAATCCTTAAAGGATAATTATAAACATTTGAATAAAGAACTTGATAGTTTATCATATGAAGTTCATCATCGTGACAACGCAATATTTAAAAAGTGTGATAAGACTCTAAAAGAATTTAATGAAATTATGTTCGGAAATCCTCCACTCAAAAATAAAGTAGTAGTTGTTAGATCAATAAAAGATTATGATTATAGCGCTTATCGAAAAGATATTGATATGCTAAACCAATATTTAGAAAACGGCTGGAGTATTGTGAACCATGAAACGAATGACTTTGTACATACTTATATATTAGGTATGCCGTTAGTATGGCAGAATGAAAAAGAAGATGATGAAAAAGGATGTGATGACAATGTTGAGTGAGAAGTCAAAAGAAAATCGAAATAAATGGTATCGAGATCATGTTAATAAATACTGTGTTTGTGTCAATAAAAATGAAGTTGAAGTCGTTGATTATATTGAAGATTTATTGAAAAAGAAAAAGTTTAGTCAATTTGTTAAAGATAAAGTTAAAGAAGATTTGGCAAAAAGTAAATAACATGGTATTATATGACCGTAAGGAATAAAGAACGGAAATCAGACATGTATGTTAGGTTTACTCGCGGTGAAACGTGCTAGCAACATAATTAGTAATAGTAATCTAGCTGGTAACACTTTAAACTTTACAACCTATATTTTTAAAACCCTCGTAAAAGAGGGTTTTATTTTTTATTGACTTTAAAATATTATTAGCATATATTAATAAATAGAAGGGATGTGTAAAAAATGGAACGTGATGAACTTAGAAACAAGTTTACGGAAGTATTGACAGTTGAAGACCAAGCGGAGCGCTCAACCATGCTAAATGACATGCGAGCGGAGGTTGAAAAAACTTATACAGAATTGGACAATTTAAAAGCTGAAAATACAAAATTAGTTGAAAAGAATACCTCATTAACAGAGGCAAACTCTAAACTATTTATGCAAATTGGCGTTGAAAAATCCGGCGGAGAAAAACCAAAACATGAAGCGCCAATGGATTTAAGAAAATTAGGTATTTAATGAAAGAGGTGATTTAGATGTCAAAAACAACAGGAAAAGACGTAACTAAAACGTTACAAAATGACTTAGGTATGGACCATGAACCAACCGGTCAAGAAGTCGCCAGTGCTATGTACGCAATGAGTTCTAGCAATTTTAGAAGTACAATTAGTGACCCAAACGAAACAAGCTCTTTAGAGTTCATGAACGGTTTATTAGAATATCCGGATACTTTAGGTGTTGAGTTCATGAATTTAGCTACACGTATTGGTAAAGTGATTGCACACCGTAATATTTTAACGAACAAACTAGCGCCATTTAAAATGGAGAACATGCCTTTAGGTTATACTATGGAAGAGTATTTCGTTGAGTGCGCTAAAGAGCACGCATACGATCAGGCGGACGCGGAAAACACTCTTTTTAAGAGAAGTTTACCAGACATTAAAACAGCTTTCTATGTAGTAAACAGAAAGTCATACTATCCAGCTACAATTACAGATGATGATTTAAGAAAGTATTTTGTAACTTGGGATGGTGTAAACAGTTTGATTGCTCGAATTGTTGATTCTATGTATAATGGTGATAATAAGGATGATTATAATTATATGAAATCCGCTTTAGTCACTCATTATGAAAATGGACATATGAAGATCGTAAATACGAACGCCGTAACAGATACGGATACAGCGAAAGAGTTAGCGCGTAAAATTACAGAATACGTATCTTATTTAACAGAACCAACAAACGAATATAACGCTATGGCTGTCACAAAGCAAAACGAATACGATGATATTTATGTCATCCTAAACGGTAAAACAAATAGCTACTTAAATATTGATTGGTTAGCTCAGACATTCCAATTAGAGTTTGCACAATTCAAAACTCATGTATTAGTGCTACCGACTTTACCAAGCACGGCACAAGGTACTATTGAGGCAATTGTGTGTGATTCAGAAATTTATAGAGTATTTGACCAAAAATATAGCGTAGGTGTTGCGTATAATGCTAAAGGATTATATTGGAATTACTTCTTGCACCACTGGGAAGGTATCGCAACAAGCCGTTTTGCAAATGCGATTGCGTTTGTATCCGGAAATGTTGAGGAAAAAGTTACAGCTATTTACTCAAACCCACAAGTTGTTGAAGTTCGTAAAGGTGCGACTATTACCGTACCATTTACAGTTCAGACAAGTGGTTTAAATGCTAAGTATAGTTTGACGGCTACATCTAGTGTTGATGATAAAGTTAAAGCTACAATCGAAAGCGATTTGAAACACGTTAAAATTGAATGTTTAGAGGCTATTGACACGGAAGGTTTAGCAACTGTAACAATTAAAGATACAGTTTCCGAGGTAACTTGTGATATTAAGGTTGTATATAACGTATAGTTATGTTATAATATCGGTGTCATGAGTAGAACATGGCACCCCTCCTTTCTATTATTTAGGTAAATTGCAACTTAGGAAAAAGAGTTATTAATTTAACTCTTTTTCTTTTATTTTTATTTATTTTGTATTAGTATGTATTTGAAGGTGGTGAGATCATGTTAAGAAAAACTAAAGAGAAACAATCAGCAAGTAAAACAATCAAAGAACAGTTTGAGCAAAACCAAGAAATCAAAATAGATATTGATAATTTTTTACCGAAATTTGACGAGGTAAAATTAAGCGGTAAAAATTTAGCTCAAAATTATGTGAGTGAATTTAACACGGGTATGAATATTTACCAATGTTTAAATTATTTACAAGGTTATATTGGTTGGCTGGTTAAAGCTGTTAACGATGTTGTTAAAAAATGGAATAAAAACATCGAGGAAATGATTAAATATTGTATTGAACTGTCTAAAAGTGAATTTGATAAGCACTGGGCGGAATTAAAACCACAAGTTATTGAGTTGACAAAACAAACAACGATTAATCAATTCAATGAGAAATGGGAAGAATTAAGACCTCAAGTTATTGAACTAACGAAACAAACAACAATTAATCAATTCAATGAGTCATGGGAAGAATTAAAACCTCAAGTGATTGAGTTGACGAAACAAACAACAATCAATCAATTCAACCAGTCATGGGAAGAATTAAAACCGGAGTTAACGCAATATGTTAACAATACTATTAATAATTATATTGATAATCAAGATTCTAAAATCGGTAAAATGTATGACGATTTATCTATCTTGTTAACTAACTTAAAGAATAGTGGAGCTTGGACACAAACGGGTGATACGATTTTTGACGGTCATATGACAGACGGTAGAAACATCGCTACAGGTAATATTAATATTTTTGGTGGAAGTGTTGACGGCGGTTCATACATCCGTACAAATAACGGTACTAGTGAAAATGATTTGGCTGGTGGTGTATAATGGCATGGCAATATTTTTATGGTGCATTTGATAACACCGGACCGTATGCAAATGTTGTTTTAGGTGGCTCACCGGACAACACAGGACCGTTTGGAGCACCATTAGCAACAGCGCACGCGTCCGGATATGGTAAAGGTATTAATTTCTCGGATAATGGAAATTATGGTGTAACATTTATTTTAGATTTAGTCGGATATGCTATAACAGACGCTCAGCAGTATGTGGCGGATGGTTATTATGTTGGTGATACTACTAATACATATAACTATTTTATTATTGTTTCTAAGTCAACAGACAATCAAGCCACATGGACACAATTATTAAGAGAAAAGATATTTACGCATACCGGACAAATGCCTTTAAACTATATGCAAGGATGGGATGGTACGGCAAGAGCGAGCCAGTGGAGTAAATTTATTCAATTATCAAATGATACTACACACGTTAAAATTGAATTACAAGGTGAGGATGTAACTTTTCCACACTCGAATATTTACAGTATTCAACAAGTTATTCCCGACTTTAGACCGTGGGGTATTCGTAAAAGTGGCGTATTAAAATCATTGAATAAAGACAGTGGATTTTTAAAGATACGAAAATCAAACTCATGGAAGGATATAGCAAAATATAGTTATGATAAAGTAGGAAAAGAAAACCAAGGTACGAGCCGAATTCGTAAAAATGGAAAATGGTTAGGACAAGGAAAAATAGGAAATTAGAAAATAGTTGAACATTCAACTATTTTTTTATATTATAGAAAATGAAAGAGGTGATTAAAATGAAAATTATTTTAGTAGCATTGGTTTTTAATGGTTTGGATTTGGTGACAGGTATCGTTGGAGCTTTACGAGAAGGTGAACAAATCAAATCGAACAAATTAAGAGACGGGCTTTTTAAAAAGGTTGGCTTTATCTTTTGTTACACTTTAGGTATTGCTATTAACTATGCGGAAACTTATTTAACTTTACCTTTTGGAGTTGATTTAGTGCCGGTTATTTGTACATATGCAATTATTACAGAGGTGGTTAGTATTATCGAAAACATTTCTAAAATCAATAGTGATATCTTACCGGATAAACTAAAAGAACTGATCGGATATAAAGAAGGTGAATAGTATGGATTTTGATAAAATAAAACAAAATATTTTAAATTCAAGTGAAACATCGACGAGTGAAAGCGAAAGTATTTCCGGTTCAGAGTTACATGAAGAATTTGAGATCAATAACTTTTTACCGGAGTTCGAGCCTTTAAAGTTAAGTGGTAAGAATTTAGCTCAGCAATATGTGAGTGCATTCAATACGGGTATGAATGTCTATCAATGTTTAAACTATTTACAAGGGTACGTTTATACACTCGTAACGGCTATGAATGAAACAATTGAGGCATGGAATACAGTAGTGCCATTATTAGAGCAAGCAACGAAAGAATGGACAGATGAGGAATTCGACTATAAATGGTCAATTCTAAAACCTCAAGTAATTGAACTAGTTACAAATTTAACAATTGAAACATTCAATAAGGCATGGGAAGATTTAAAACCGGTTGTTATTAAATTGGCACAGGATACAACAGACGCCGAATTTAAAAAACAATGGGATATTTTAAAACCACAAGTTATTACATTAGTGGAAGAAACAACAACTAATAAATTTAATGAAAAATGGGAAGAGTTAAAACCTCAAGTTATTGAACTGGCTCAAACAACAACAAATACTAAGTTTGATGAAAAATGGACCGAATTACAACCAACATTAAACACAACGGTTGAGGATCTAGTTAACATGAATCTAGAAACTTTTAAAAGCACACTATGGCAGGAAGTAACAAAAAATAATGATTTTCCTTTCTTATTACCCGAAAACTTTGGAGCTGTAGGTGATGGTGTTACGGATGATAGCAGGGCATTTACTGAATGTTTTGGTAGTGCAAACGCAAACCATAAATATATTTTATTAAGTAATAAAATGTATTTAATTAATGGAACTCTAACGAATATTAGTGATACAAATATAATAGGTACTAATAGCACGATTATATTAGGCAACAACACGTTTACAAAACAAATAAAAAATTGTGTGTTTAGTAATATCGCATTTGGGCGTGATGTACAAAGTAATTTACCGCTAACTGAAAACTTTTTTTCATCTCAATTTAAGCATTGTAATTTTGTTGATATTAATTATTTATTTAATAATATCTCATCTAGAACTAACACGCTAGAGCATTTATTATTAGATGAATGTAAATTGCAAAATACACAACTTATTAATGCCACTAATGAATTCAATGGTGTGGTTTATAGTATTAATAAAACATTATTTTATTATGATGATGACTATAAACAAAGAACTAGTATTATCGCTGGATATATTGGTGGTAAATTTATATTTAATAATTGCACTTTCTCAAAATTTGAGCCGAATGGAACAATTGAATTATTTGGTTCGCTTGATAATTTTGATTTTAATAATTGTTATATTAGTACTTATGATAATGCAAACACCTTTCTTCTACCGAATATAAGTAGTGTGGAGAAACAACAAATAACATTTAATAATTGTGATATTTCAAACAATAATAAATATTTAGTTGATGTGTATAGCACAAATAACACGGTTTTGCCAACTGTTAATATTAAATATTCAACATTAAAAGTGAATGCAATTTTTAATGCAAAAAATGAGTGTAGTTTATGGCTTGAAAACAATATTATGGATACAAAACCTATTATCAACAGCGGTACAGGTAAAGTTAATTTAGTTGAAATCCAACAAAAGTACAGTGACACAAGCGAAAATATTTATCCTTGGACCACAGAACCAACACAAACCGTTGAAAATAATGTTTCAATTAATAAATATGGACAAACTTATTATGTTTTGACAGAAAGCAAAGATAAAAATATTAAAAAATTAGATTATTATTTTAACTATAATTTTAGCTATTTACCAAATGCACCTTATTATTCTGATTATGTTTTTTTTAAAGGTTTAGATTTGGAAGGATATACACTTAAGAGATCATTATTAAATAATAACATGTGTAAATTAATGCAACCAAACACAGACCCAGCCACAAGTGAATTAATAGATTATGTTTATTTAATGTTGGATACTGTGACTGTTACAACAACAAAAGATGAATTACAAAACGCAACAACTCAATTAGCTATGAAATATTTACCATATTTCGCTAAGCTTAAAACAGATACGCCTATTAAAGGGCAATGCTATCTTGACGCGTGTATTTCCATTATTTTAGAAAAAAACTAGCTCATAAGCTAGTTTTATTTTATTATATAGTAGGAGGTATTAATTATGGATAAAAAAGAATGCGAATTATCGAGTATATATAAGATGAAAAAACCGGAAGATATTCCATATAGCTTACCGGAAGGTTTAAGCGTTTATTTTTACATCGAGTTTTACATGCAAGCTATGCACATACTAAAGGATGTGGATTATGAAAGATATAATATATGTAAAGAGAAACTACACGAGTTAACAATAATAGAGGAGGAGTTAAATTTATGAAAGCCGGTCAAAAGTTAATGCATGATGGGCATGAGGTTTGCCTTTTTCCAATGGAAATAATGAACATTACGCAATGGTCAAGTCCTACAGCTGATTCACACTGTTGTGGACATCCCTTCGACAATGCAATTAGTGGGCAGGTTCGTGTACCCGTGTATGCTCCATTTAGTTGTCATTTATGTTATAGTGATAACCAAGGTAATACACGCGCCTATAGTTCAGATAATCCCGTATGGACACCAAACGGATTAAGCTATGTTACAGTTAGTTTTACTCATGACCCAAATCCACCAACAGCTACACAATATAAACAAGGTGATCTAATTTATCATACGGGTACGGCTGGGATGGCTACCGGTGACCACTGTCATATCGACCAAACATTTACACAGAACGCGGGACTCGTTTATTATGGTGTTACATGTAGGTATGGTAATCAATGTTATGCGTTAAGTGGTTCAGAATTACCGAATAATGTATTTTATGTGAATGATACGAATATTGTAAATGGATACGGTCAACAATGGAAAACGTTTGAGTGTGGACAACCACCAACACCACCACAACCAAGTTACAAATATATTAAACATTATTTTATGTTAGATGGTTTAGGTATTGATTTTGGTTTTTATAAAACAAAAGAAGAAATCCAACCAGGGCCAGGACCAGCGCCAGTTGGTAAATGGATTATACCAGGTGATATTAATAACACTCGACCACTTACAGAAGATGAGTCTAAAAACAATTGGGTTGCTTTTTGGCAGTTTTTTAAAGCGAAAGGGTGGACCGCAAACGCGGTTGCTGGAATCTTAGGAAACTCATTCTATGAATCTACAGTAAACCCCAACCGATGGCAAGGCGATGTACCATTTGCGCAACCGGTCGAGTCTCAAGGGTACGGATTAGTACAATGGACACCTTGGACAAAGATAATTGACTGGCTAAAAGAAAAAGGATATTACCCGGATGTGTCTAAGTTTGGTCAAGGTGAATGCGAGCGAATCCAATGGGAAATGGAAAACAATCAACAATGGATTGCTACAGCAACCTACCCCGAAAGTTTTGCGAGTTTTTCAAAATCGACTGCTGACCCGTACACACTAGCGATTGAGTTTTTAGCAAACTATGAAAGACCAGCCGACCCGAACCAGCCACAACGTGGAACTAAAGCACGTGAGATATATGACTATATCAAAGATAAATAAAATAGTTGAACATTCAACTATTTTTTTATAAGATAAAATAAAAGGAGATGATTAAGATGAGTATAGGAGTCGTTAACAGTCAATTTACACCGCAAAGTAAGATTTATTTATTGAAGGGTTTAGAAATTGACGCCATGAATAACACATTTTGGGGTGCATTCGATACCCCCGAAAAACAATTTAATTTTTTTATTAATAACTACGATCATATTGTATTTGAAAATTACACGTATCAAAGAAAAGATGGTACGGTAGTCGTACCGGGTGTTTATGATGATCTACGTTTATACAATTATTTGATTTATCAAAATGGAAATACCGGTAATAAAGCAAAATGGATTTATTGCTTTATCACAAGTTTAGGATATCTAAACGACAATGCGACTAGTATTAGTTTTGAAACAGATGTAATACAGACTTGGCGGTTTGAGATTGAAAGTAATTTCATGGAGTCATACATCGCATATGAGCATAGACCACAATTTTACACACAAGATAATCAATATTATCCATGTATTAATACACAACCCGAAAATTTGGAAATTGGTACGGATTTGATTAGTGAAAACAATATTAGATTAGATCCGAATCAAGATAGAAGTTATGCTATTATTGGTATGACTTGTACAATGGACGGAAAAGACACATATACACATGGAACACTAGGAAGTCCATCACAAATTAATTATTATATTTTTCCTTTTTCACGAATTACAGGCGGTGACATAAAAACATTGAAAATAGGTTCAACATCCGGCGCGGTTGTAAGTATTACAGGTTTAAGCGAGATCATGAACGCAATTCGAACATCGGAGGTATTAGTAGGTAAATGTGTTTCTATTGTTGTAACGAATTCAATTCCCGGTTTAGTAGTAGAAGATAACCAAATCATCATAAAAAGAGACTGTTTTGAGAATAAAAGGGAAGGTGACTATAATATACTGACCTATAAGCCATATGTTATGTCAAGTATGTATGATTCAAGTTCAGACCAGTTCGCAAAATCACGGTTAATAGACGCTATGAGTTATTTAGGTATTGGAGTAAGTGACAACACTAAAATGCTATGGTATCCTTATAGTTATTTTGTGTTAAGCGATAGCAATGGAACAACAAAATTATTTAAAAATGAGTTATGGGAAAATATACATAAAATGCAATTCGCTTTTGTTGGCTCACCAAACTCGTCTAAAATGAATGTAGTTCCAATTAATTATAAAGTTAAAAAAAATTCTATCGGTAATAATATTATGTTAAACTTAGATAACTCTTTTGAATCTCAATATGAATCAAGTTTACCTATTATTAGTGACACAACCGCGTTAATGCTACAATCTTCACGTAACTCTATGAACGTTGGATTATCCAATATTAGACGCTCAAATGAAACAAATACAGCTATAGCCAGTGCTACAGGTAATGCGTTAAGTGCACAAACAAACTTGCAAAATAATTTGAATTTAAGTGTAACCGCACGTAATACAAATTTAGCTAGTAATTTGAACGATCTACAGAATAAATCAAATATGATAAATGCCAGCATAGGCGCTATAGGTGGTTTAAGTGGTGGTATAGCTAGTGCTTTAACCGGTAATATTGGTGGTGCTGTTGGTAGTTTGGTTGGAGCTGGTTTAGGCATTGGACAAACAGCCATGCAAAATCAAATTAACACAAAACAAACCAACTTACAAAACGCAAACGCACTTGCAAACGCAAATGCACAAGCGAGTGCTAATTCTCAATCAACCGAAATCGGAAACCAATTAAGACAATTAACAACACGATACCAAAATCAAACGAATATTCAAAACGCTATGGATAGTTACAACGCACGTATCCATGACGCACAAGCCACGGCTGATAGTATTGTTACTGGCTCAAATGATTTACTACGACAAACAGCTTTAGATTTAAACACATTAATATTGTTTGCGTATAAGCCAACTGAAGAATACCGTAATAAATTAAATCAAATATGGAACATGCGCGGTTATGCCACTAATACAATTGACTACCCAAATTTACATACCAAATCTAAATGGAATTATATTCAAACTGTAAAATGTAATATCAAAGGTACAAATATCGACCCGAACGACTTGGAAAAAATCAAACGTGTATTTGATAATGGCATTACACTATGGCATGATAAAAATGTTGGAAATTATGATCAAGTAAATACCGAAAGATATCAACATGAAGATATTGATAAGTTCGGTAACTACTTAAATAGAAAAGTACATTAAATGGAAAAGGTTGACGGTTCAACCTTTTTTATTTAATATATAATTAAAAGGAGATGATTAAAATGGATTTATTGAATAATACAAGTTCGTTCACAGATTATTGTAGGAACGCGGTAGATGTTGCTACGATGAATAATGGAGAGGCTGATTTTATTTATTATACGTATTTACAAATGTTGAGTTTAAATATGTTTAAATATAAAGGTTTGCCGGAGTCCATTAATACATTCTATTTAGAATATGTTTTACAAACACGTGGTTACATTGGCTTTTATGATGATGAAAGGTTAGGCTTAATCTGTAGTGAAATCACATTAGGCGGTAAGTTAAACCACTATCAAATGCCAACCGAATATCATACCGTTTCAACAAGTCCACTTGTTAAAAAGAATTTATCAAATGAAGAGTGTGTTATTATGAAGAACAGTCCTTTATATGTTGGTATTTTTCCATACTTAAACTTTTTCGCTAAAAAACTAGCTTTAACGAGTCGCACAATGGACCAAAATTTGACCATGCAATGGACGCCGTACATCATTACAGGTGATAAACGTATGTTACAACAATTCAAAGTGTTTATAAAAAAGATTTTACAAGGGGTTCAAACGATCTTTACTTCAAAAGGATTTAGAACGGAAGACGTTAAAGTACTACAAACAAATGCACCTTTTATTGCGGATGAATTGCACGGCATGAAACAAGCAATTTTGCGTGAGTGCATGACTTTATTAGGAATTGAAAATGCGAACATGGACAAAAAAGAGCGATTAGTAGCGGATGAGGTTAACGCGAACAATCAACAGGTTATTGCGTCTCGTAATATTTGGCTTAGTGAGCGTAAAAAAGCGATTGAAGAATTAAACAAGAAATTTAATTTAAACGCGAGTGTTGAGTTTGCACCATATGAGGACTTTGAGGATATTTTAAAATTGATTGAATTAAATGGTGATACAAAACTTTCAGATTTTAAAGATGATTTAGCAACTAAAAAAGAAGGTGATTAATATGTTTAACAAATTAAAACTACCAAACTATTTATTGACTTTGCAAAGTCCGGTGCTTGCGGAAAATACCGAAACTATATGCGGTGTATGTCACAACCTAGCATTCACAGAATTAATTGACGCTCAATATGAATTAAGCGATATGGAAGTGCTAGAGATTGCAAGAAAAAAGATTTTCGATTTTAACTATGCGTTTTATGATGATGCTGAAAAACGTAAAGCTTTAGAGACGGGAATACTAAAGCACTTTTGGTTTGACGAAATCGGACAAGAAACCTATGCGTATTGGAAATTTGAATTGCAACACTGGTTTGAAATCAATATGGATAGATATTATACGTTATTTAAAACTATCCCTTTTCAAGACCAGGACGACCCAACCGCAAACACAAACTACACAGAAACTTATACGCGTGATAGTCGAGGAAACACACAGGCAAGTGGAGAAGATACGAGCATTGCTTTACAGTCTGTAACTCCGGAAGGACGTATTGACATTGAGACAAACGACTATGTTAATAACATCGCTAAAACAATCACAAAACCAAAGAGCGCAAACGACACAACAGGGCATGAAGAATACAGCTTTAAGCGTAAAGGTAATATTGGTATCCAAACACTGGCGGAAGTGTTACAAGGTTCACGACGTGCGGTTATTACCATTGAAAACGAGTTATACGCGGAATTACAGGAATATGGATTATTTTTTAATATATTCTAGGAGGTAAAATATGAATATTAATGTAAATAAATATTATGATTATAGGCGAAAAGTATTAGGTACATATGTAGATCGTGATGGAGCTTACGGCTCGCAATGTTGGGATTTGTATTTTGACTGGTGCGAAAAGAACGGATTTAAAGGTGCTGATTGCACATCTAGCGGATACGTTAAAGATATTTGGTTGAACCGACAAACAAATGGGATGACATACAATTGTCTTGAAATTACAGAATTACAGCCAGGTGCAATCGTTGTATTTAAAGAGGTACCAAATATTACGCCATGGAGTCATGTCGCGATTTTTGATAGCGATATAAACGGTGTATACGGTCGCTTTTTAGGTGCAAACCAAGGTGATAAGAACGGTTTAGTGAATATTGTTTCACTACCATATTCAGCTACATTCGATACCGCTTTTATGCCTAAAGCCATGATTTTAAGTGATGAAAAAAGTGAAAAGGTGTTAAACGAAATTCCAAAAGATTTTATTAAGGAATATGGTACTTTCTACCCAAATTGCACAATTAAAATTAGAGAAGCGCCAAGCCAAAAAGGAAATGACACGGGTCTATATTATACGAATGGTATGAGTGTACGATATGACGGATATGTAAAGCGTGATGGATATGTATGGATTAGTTGGATTAGTAATAGCGGTAAACGTAGATGGATGGCTGGCGGTGAATTAAATTCAAAGGGTATTAATTACTTGCCATATGGAGTATTCAAATGACAAAGTCAATTGATTGGTACAGTCCCACCAACATAAAGTCATATAATAAATTTCTAAATTTCATCATTGGCGGTCGTGGAATTGGTAAAACCTATGGATTTAAAAAAGACTGTATCAGTCGATACAAGAAAAAAGGAAAACAATTTCTTTATCTACGTCGTTACAAAACAGACCTAAAGAAAATCAAAACATTTTTAAACGATCAATTTGAAAATTTCAAAGATGACGAATTTAAAATCACAGGTGGTAGCAATTTTACCACCTTTTATATCAATGGCTGTGAGATGGGATACGCAACATCGCTAACAGCGTTTGCAAGTTTAAAATCAACAAGTTATGTAGATATTGATACAATTATTGTTGACGAGTTTATACCGGAAAAGGCAGGATTTAACGCATACATTCCGAATGAAGTTGAAATATTATTAAATATTATTGACTCTATATTTAGACAGCGAGAAGGACATGTATATTTACTAGCAAATAACGCAAGTATCGTTAACCCTTATTTTAGTTATTTTGGTATCACACCCGACCCCAATAAGGAATTTAATACATTTAAAGGTAGTGAGTCCGTCGAGCAAATTGTAGTCCAAATCTGTCACAATGAATATAAAAAAGGAAACAAAGAAAAATCGAAATTTCATAAATTAATATCCGGTACTACATACGGAGAATATAACGCTGGTAAGTTTGCATATGATACAAACGACTTTATTAAAAAGAAAACGAATGTATGTAATTATTTATGTACATTATACTATGATGATATTTACTATGGTGTTTGGATAGATATGAATACAGGCTATGTATATATCAATCAACAGATAAACAAAGAATACGGATATTGTTATTCCATTGGAAGTAACAATCGTGAAAATATGATGATCGCGAAATTATGGCGTAAAGACCAAAGACTAAACATGCTAATACGATCATATCGAGATGGTTGCGTGTATTACAACAACCAAGAAACGAAACGATTATTAAGTTATATATTAAGTAAATATTAAAATAAAAGAGTGCCATTAGTGCACTCTTTTAAGTTCTCATTTTTAAATCATATTTAGCCACTGTATACAAATAATATGTATGTTTATCACCATACTTTTCATAATAATTATTATATACATCTTGAACAAATTGATAGTCTGTAGAATGTAACACAATTAAATTATCAAATGTAAAATAAAATTCAAAAGTTATAGGATTATCTACCAATAACATTATTTACCACCTTAACTTTCTTTAAAAATAAAGTTCTAATCTTTTTATGGTTTGAATGAATTAAATTAATTAATTCAACACGCTTTTTACACCTAAGCGCATATTCAAGAACATTCAAATAACTATCACTTGTAAAACAAAATGCGTTATAAATCTTTTCTAGATCATCTAATTTATTCGTTTCATTTATTTTATCAACAGCATTATCATACAGTTCAGTAATCCATTTCTCATATAAATAAAATCTTTGCGGGATCATAAATATCACTACCAATTCTCACTATACATAGATACGAATATATTATTAATATACTCGTGTTTTCTAACACTAACCAATAATAAATAATACTGCCTATAACTAATCAGCCCTTGATTATAATAGGACCGAATTAAGTTCTCTCTTTCAATATCACTTGTAATACCAAGTGTTCTATTTAATTCAGAACATAAACGATTAAGACTAGTGTAATTACTCATACGCTAGCCCTTCTTTACAATCCTACAAACTTCTCTAAATTTGTAATTAATCATTTCACTTAATTCAGAGTAAGATTGAAAATCGATATCTTTATCATTATAGATACCCTCAGTTATATCAATACAATCACTAATATAATCAGATAAAGATTTTAACACATTAACGGACTCATGCCATCCACTAATTTGTTCTAGTACATAATCATATTGTTTTTGAATGTACTCTTTATATTTTTCTTTAGTCATGTTGTAGCCCTCCTTCTTTTCACCTATAGTATAGCACACCTATTCTAGAATACAAGTGTTTTTGTAATTTCACATAATCCACAACCGAGCCGTGTGTGTCATTGTTTCACGTGGAACATTCTTGCGTAGTGGCGTGTAATGTAGTGTGGTGGTGTGTGGTGTGATGTGTAATAATGTGCTATGTAGTATGGTGTGGTGAGGTGAGTCGAACAGAGTGAGACTACACCGAGCGGAGCGAGTCCAAGGTGAGCGGAGCGAACCAACACCGAGCGGAGCGAGGCGGTGTTGTATTGTGTTAGTTAGTGTTAACTAATATTATCCTATGTGTGTTCGTGTTCTGTGAACATGTGTGCGCCAATGGGGAACATGGTTATGCTGACACTCT